CTACGAGATGGTAGATGTGATTCCGGTATCTGACCCTAACGCGGCAACTATGTCGCAGAAGGTGGTTCAGTATCAGGCAGTCATGCAGATGGCACAGGCCACTCCGCAGATTTACGACATGGTCGAGCTGAACAAACAGATGCTTGAGGTCTTGGGTATCAAGAATGTCCACAAGCTTGTCCCTGCTGCGGAAGATCAGAAGCCAAGAGATCCAGTGTCAGAGAACATGGCGATCCTGAACATGAAGCCAGTCAAGGCGTTCTTGTATCAAGACCATGAAGCGCATTTGCAAGTGCATATGACCGCTATGCGAGACCCCAAGATTGCAGGCATGGTGGGGCAAAACCCGCAGGCCAACATGATCATGGGCGCGATGATGGCGCATATCAACGAGCACATCGCGTTTGAGTACCGCAAACAGATTGAGGAACAGTTGGGCGTTCCAATCGATATTCCTAAATACGAGGATGGAGAAAGCATCCCAGAGGAGATGGAAGTTCAAATTAGCCGCATGATGGCTATGGCGGCAGATAAGTTGTTGCAGAAGGATCAAGCCGAGGCTGCACAACAGCAGGCACAGCAAGCTGCACAAGATCCGATTGTTCAGATGCAGCAGCAAGAGCTACAGATCAAGCAGCAGGAGTTGCAACTCAAAGCTCAAAAACTTCAGATTGATGCTGCGGCACAGACCGACAGAATGGACATCGAACTGGAACGCATTGCCGCGCAAAAACAAATCGCAGGTATGCAGGTCGGAGCTAAAGTCGCCAAAGATAAAGCGGATCTCGCTGCTCGGCAAGAAGAGGCTGGCGTTCGGATGGGTATCGACATAGCTAAGTCACAAGCGGAACTGGAACAGCGGTCAACTAGAACAAAGGAGTAATCAGTGGACAAGACACTGGCAATCATTAAAGAACGTATTAACGAGAAACAAGCCCAGCTTGCTCATGCCGTAAGTGAGGGCACAATGAAAGATTTCGCAGAGTATCGCGCAATATGCGGGGAGATTCGGGGTCTATCCATCGCAGAAGGCTTTATTTTAGACCTTGCAGACCAAATGGAGCGCAACAACGATGAGTGAAATACTAATCGCTACAGAAAGCGGTGAAGTACCACAGACTGAAGAAGAGAAAGCTAAACAGCTTCCTGAGCCTGCCGGATACCACATATTGGTAGCACTACCGGAGATTGAGGATGCGTTTGATAGCGGACTTCTTAAGGCGGATCAAACCAAGCAGTTTGAAGAAGTGTTGGCAACTGTGTTCTTTGTCGTAAAGGTAGGACCGGATTGCTATAAGGACGAAAAACGGTTCCCAAGTGGGCCGTGGTGCAAAGAAGGTGACTTTGTATTAGCCCGTCCAAACAGCGGCACCCGCCTGAAGATTCACGGTAAAGAGTTCCGTCTTATCAACGACGATACGGTGGAAGCAGTTGTGCAAGACCCACGCGGCATTCGTCGCGCATAAAGGAGATATCAATTATGGAACAACAAGAATTTCAGTTTCCCGACGAGAAGGAAGAGAAGGGCAAACCCGCCGAGTCTAAGCTGGATGATATCGAATTTGAAATAGAAGACGATACTCCTGAAGAAGATCGTGGTCGGGAACCGTTGCCTAAACAGATCGTCGAGGAGCTTGATCAGGATGATCTGGAGGACTATTCCGAGAAGGTGAAAGTCCGTCTGAAGCAGATGAAAAAGGTGTACCACGACGAGCGCCGGGAGAAAGAGCAAGCCCTGCGGGAGCGTCAGGCTGCGGAAGACTTAGCAAAAAGAATACTTGAGGAAAACCGCAATCTCAAAGGTAGGCTTTCTGAGGGGGAGAAGACTTATCTCCAGACTTATCAGTCAGCAGTTGAGTTGGAGGTAGATGCGGCTAAGAAGGCTTACAGAGAAGCCTACGATGCCGGGGACACGGATAAGTTGCTAGATGCGCAAGAAAAACTTAATTTTGCCCAAATTAAGTTGCAAAAGGCAAAAGATTACGTGCCCTCTTTACAATATGATTCAGATGAGGTACAAAGCAACCCAGAAGTCCCAGTGGCTCGTCCTGACCCAAGGGCAGTTGCGTGGCAAGAGCGCAATACTTGGTTCGGTCAAGACGAGGAGATGACTAGTCTTGCACTTGGGCTACACCAAAAGCTAGTCAAACAGTACGGAAATCAGTACACGTCCACCGACGAGTATTGGCAGAAGATTGACGGAACCATGCGTCAACGCTTCCCGGACTACTTCCCAACAGATTCTTCGCCGCAACCGGAAAAGGCTGCGACGCGCACAGAAAAACCGTCCACGGTCGTAGCTCCTGCGACCCGCAGCACATCCTCCAAAAAGATAGTGCTAAAGAGATCGCAGTTGGACACTATTAAGCGTCTTGGCATCACCCCTGAGCAATACGCCCGTGAACTAATGAAAATGGAGGCCAACAATGGCTGAAAACAGACTTGCCCGTGAACTTGAAACTCGTGCCGTGCAGGAGCGCCCCAAGCAGTGGGCTCCACCTGAGCTTCTCCCTGAACCAGATAAGCAACCCGGCTTCGCGTACAGATGGATTCGCGTTTCGACCTTGAACAATGCTGACCCACGCAATATTTCCGCCAAAATCCGGGAAGGCTGGGAGCCTGTAAAGATCGAAGAGCAACCAAAATTCCAACTGCTAGTCGATCCGAATAGTCGCTTTAAGGACAACATCGAGGTCGGTGGGTTGTTACTCTGCAAGACTCCGCAGGAGCTGGTAGACCAACGTAATGGCTACTACCAGAAACAGTCCGAAGGACAAATGGATTCTGTAGATAACAGCCTGATGCGCCAGAACGACCCAAGGATGCCGCTGTTTAATGAGCGGAAATCTTCAAGCTCGTTCGGGAAGGGAAGTTAATCTAAACTTTTTGGAGCTAAACATGGCTTTTCCGACTGTATCGGCCCCTTACGGGCTAAAGCCGATCAATTTGATCGGTGGTCAGGTGTTCGCGGGTCAGACTCGTGAACTACCGATTGCCAGCAATACTGCTGGTGCTATTAACAACGGCGACATCGTTCGTCTATCGTCTGGCTTCATCGTCAAAGAGACTGGCACTACTACTGTCTCGGCAACCGGTGTTGTTGGCGTGTTTGTTGGTTGCAGCTATACCAATCCATCGACAGGTCAAATTCTGTTCGCTAACTCGTACCCCGGTTCGGTTGTTGCTTCGGATATCGTGGCTTACGTTGTTGACGATCCAGATGCGTTGTTTAAAGTCGCTGTGACTGGCGGTGCAACTTCGACCACCATCACCCCGATTGATAACACCATTTTGGGTAACAACTTGGCTATTTCGCAGCCTGCGGCGAACACCACTATTTCGGGTAACTCGAATATCGGTGCTTTCGATTCTGGCTCGAATACAGCGTTTACGCTGCCATTGCGTGTCGTTGGTTTGGTTGAAGAGACTGTCGATGCAAGCGGTAACTACAGCGAAGTTATCGTTAAGTGGAACATGCCGTATATCACTCTGACGGAAGGTACTCCTAACGTCGTGGCGTATAACGGCGGTCATTCGTATTACAACCCGACCGGCACTGCCAACGTATAAGGGAGCTAAATCATGGCTATTTCACGCGCACAACTATTGAAAGAGCTGCTCCCCGGCTTGAACGCATTGTTCGGTCTGGAGTACGCTCGCTACGGCGAAGAGCACAAGGAAATCTACGAAACCGAGACTTCCGAGCGTTCGTTCGAAGAAGAAACCAAGCTGTCTGGCTTCAGTGCCGCACCGGTTAAGAACGAAGGTTCTGCAATCGCGTACGACAACGGTCAGGAAGCTTGGACTGCTCGATACAACCACGAAACCATCGCACTGGGTTTCTCGCTGACCGAAGAGGCCATCGAAGATAACCTGTATGACAGCCTGTCGGCTCGTTATACCAAGGCGCTGGCTCGTGCTATGGCTTACACCAAGCAGGTCAAATCAGCGGCTGTCCTGAACAACGGCTTCACCAACTCCGCTCAGTACTACGGCGGCGACGGCGTACCTCTGTTCTCGGCATCGCACCCGCTGGTTGGTGGCGGCACTAACTCGAACATTCCTTCGACACCTGCCGACTTGAACGAAACCTCGTTGGAAAACGCAGTGATTCAGATCGCTGCTTGGACTGACGAACGCGGCCTGCTGATCGCAGCTAAGCCACGTAAGCTGGTCGTTCCTCCTTCTCTCCAGTTCGTTGCTACTCGTCTGTTGGAAACCGAACTCCGCGTCGGTACCGCTGATAACGACATCAACGCTCTGAAGAACAACGGCTCGATTCCAGAGGGCTACACGATCAACCACTTCTTGACCGATAACAACGCATGGTTCCTGACCACTGACGTTCCAAACGGCATGAAGCACTTTGTTCGTACGCCGCTGTCTCAGTCAATGGATGGAGACTTCGACACTGGCAACGTCCGTTACAAGGCTCGTGAGCGTTACTCGTTCGGCTGGTCGGACCCTCTGGGCATGTTCGGCTCGCAAGGCGCGTAATAGAAAGGGGGGCTTTACGGCCCCCTTTTTGTAGTATATAAAGGCAGTAATACCGGGTATACCGGTGCGTTAGACAGTCCCGGCTGACTTCATGCAGACTAACGTACCTAACCGCATGAGGGAAAATTCAAATGGCACGTACTACTTTTTCTGGCCCAGTTCGGGCCGGTTATCAGGGCGGCGACGCAAGCTCACAACAGCCCCTTACCCCTACAACAATTAACTCTGGCAACGTAATTCCCGTTAACGAGGGAACCGCAGCCTCTGGTTTTTACGCCCGTGTGATGCCGACCGTTGGGTTTGGCTCAAGCGACTATCAGAATCCCGGTGAAGCACTTGCTTTGTTTGGTCGGGTTCAGGCCGGCGCACCGTTTGCAGCCGTTCCTACTACCACCCACAACTATATGGCTGGTGTGGCAGGTGAATTTGCTGTCATTGGCTCTTACGCCAATACTGCTCTGATGGCTGGTGTGATTGGAATCATCAACACCAATACCCTGTCTGGCGATGCCGCTGTGATGGCGTTCATGGATGGCGATGCTGGCGTGACGACTTGCCGTTCAGCCTTCGGTGTTGCTATGGCTCAAACCACAGGCGGCTCCGGTTTTGAATACGGTCTTGACCTGAAGATGCAAGACCCCGTTGCTGATGGTGGCGGTCCTTCGGGCGTTATTCCTTACACCAAAGCCAACATCCGCATGGAAGATGATGTTGTGGTTATGGTTGCTACGGGCGCTCCTGTTGACGGTACAACGGGTGACAACTTTGCTGGTCCCGGTTCGATGTACATTGACAGCACCGGTGCTAACCTTTACCTCCAGACAGGGGCGATCACCAGTCCGGTTTGGAAATTGGTTACTCGCGCTGCTTAATGTTGACTCATAAAGATCCAGAGGTTCAGGCAATGCTTGGGCTTCTGGAGAGCCAAAGAGATCATGTCATGGGAATCGCAGCGGCTATGGCAAAAGAAAATGCGGAGTTAAAAGCCTGCATTGCCAAGCTAGAGAAACCGGAGAGCCAAGATGGCGATGCAATATGACGTAAAGTCGTTTCATGCAACAGCTTCAACGCTTGCGTATGGTGATCGCACACGTTTAAAAGGCGTGGTTATATCCCCCGTTACGTCTACAACTTTCAACTCGTGTGTGGTGGATACTGTAGGGGCGTTGACGGGAACGTATGATATTCCGGGGTCAACGACTTGCACGGTCACCATCGCTAACCACGGGCTTTCAAACGGCGACCTAGTTGGGCTTAACTTTACTAGCGGTACAGCGGTAGACGATGCGTATACGGTATCAAACGTAACAACAAACACGTTTACTGTAACTACGGCAAGCCTGACTACCAGCGGCGATGTAACGCTATACCCTAAAGTCCTTGTTGAACTGGATTCTTCTTCAGGGACGGCGTATTACACGCTGATCCCGGGCGAAGGCATTCTTGCAACAGGCGGATTGTTTATTCTGCTGCCATCTGTCAACGTCACTATGACTATTTTTTACGGGTAGCGCCATGATGCAAACAGACGTTAAGTCCGCCCGTGCAGCAAATACAGGACTGCTGGTAACGCAGGCCCCCGTACGCTTGAAGTCGATTACGGTGACAAGTGCAACCGTGTCTGCAAGAAATACGTGTGTATGCGACCCGGTAGAACAGAAGTCTGGCACCTACAGCCGTACAAGCCCAAGTGCCACAATCACAGTCACAATAGTAAACCACGGCCTTGAGACTGGGGATCGGGTATTTCTGGACTTTACATCTGGAACAGGCCGGGATGGCGCGTACGCAATTACAAAGACGGGCGACGACACGTTTACTTGTACGGATGCGCCGACTACGACTACCAGCGGTAACGTCACGATGTATAGCAGTATTACTTTAGAGATCGATACTTTTAATACGATTGGCCTACCTGTACTGATCCCCGGCGAAGGCATCTACTGCCCTAACGGTATCTTTGTTGGGTGTGGCTCATCGGTAACTGCGACGGTGTTCTATGGCTAAGACTCCAGCATGGCAGCGCAAGGAAGGTAAGTCCGAGAAGGGCGGCTTGAACGCCAAAGGACGAGCTTCGTACAACGCAGCTAATCCGGGTAAGCCCGGTCTGAAAGCCCCACAGCCGGAAGGTGGAGCTAGGAAGAAGTCATTCTGTGCCCGGATGTCCGGGATGAAAAAGAAACTAACGTCGGCTAAAACGGCAAACGACCCGAACAGCCGGATCAATAAATCTTTGAGGGCTTGGAAATGTTAAAAGACCATATCGAACCAGACCTAATGGACAACATCTCCATCCTTGCGGGGTTGGGCGTTATTCTTGGATGGTTACCAAACGTGCTTTCTATTGTCACTATTGTGTGGTTCAGCATTCGTATCTGGGAATCCGATACGGTTCGTGGTTTGACCAACCGGAAAAAACCCGATGCCAGCCAAGAGTGAAAAGCAAGAGAAGTTTATGCGGGCTGTCGCTCACAGTCCGTCGTTCGCAAAAAAAGTTGGCGTACCGATGAGCGTAGGGCGCGAATTCACCAAAAAGGAGGGCGGTATGCCACTCAAATTAACTTCTGAATCCGAAAAGCGTTCATCAGACTCTGATGAATCCAAACGTAAAGCAGTCAGCGGCATGAAAAAAGGCGGCAAAGTCAAAAAGATGGCGATGGGTGGCTACGCTGATGGTGGTATGCCTATGGTCATGAAGGGTGGTCAGAAAGTGCCAGCTTTTGCGGCTGATGGTAAAGGCAAGATGGCTAAAGGCGGTATGGCTGCATCGAAGATGGGCGCTGTGAAAACCGCTGCTCCGAGCCGGGACGGTGTTGCTGTCAAAGGCAAGACCAAAGGCACGATGGTCAAGATGGCTGGTAATGCCAAGGGCCTGAAAAAGGGCGGTTACTGCTAATAGGAGGCCATCATGGCTGACAAACTTTATTACGACGACGAAGGCTCTACTTTTAAAGAAGCTTTTGCTGAAGCGCGTAAAGGCGGTAAGAAAACCTTCGAGTGGAACGGTCAGAAATACACCACGGAGATGAAAGGCGAGAAAAAGTCCACGCCTTCTGCATCGCAGTCATTCCCTGTAGACGCGAATATGGAGAGCGCCTCTAGTGTAATGAGTCGTGGGCGTGCTGGCATGGAAGGCTCTGGTACATCTCCATTGGAAAAATACACGGACGATAAGGCAATTACTGCGACACGTAACAAACGTAGTATGGACTTAGCCGTTGAGCGTGCTAAAGCAGGGATACCAGAGCGCCGAAGTGTTGTTGATATGGCTACAGAACGTCTTGGCTCTGGTAAGGAATTTAGAAAGATGGCTAAAGGCGGTGCAGTTAAGTCCGCTTC